TTTTTTATGGATAAATTATGGAAATAAAAGTTAAAATTGAAGACTTGAAAAAGCATAAATTGTTTGTTGCAACACCAATGTATGGCGGCATGGCTCATGGCATGTATGTTAAGGCTAGTCTTGACCTACAAGCTATCATGTCCAAATATGGAGTTGAAACACGATTTTCGTTTTTGTTCAATGAATCATTAATCACACGGGCTAGAAATTATTTGGTAGATGAATTTCTCCGCTCAGATTGTACCCATCTACTCTTTATTGATTCTGATGTTCACTACAATCCACAAGATGTTGTCGCACTTCTAGCACTTGATAAAGATGTTATTGGTGGTCCTTACCCAAAGAAAGCCATCAACTGGAACAACATCGCACTAGCCGCCCGTAAACATCCAGACTTGGCACCACAAGAGTTGGAAAATCTTGTTGGTGATTATGTCTTCAACGTTGTTAAAGGCACTCAACAATTTTCAGTAACTGAACCTCTAGAAGTTTTGGAGATTGGTACTGGCTACATGATGGTCAAGCGAGAAGTGTTTCCTATTTTGGAAAAAAATTATCCTCAATTGCGTTACAAACCTGACCATGTTGGGCAAGCACACTTTGATGGATCACGTTACATTCATGCGTACTTTGATACCGTGATTGATACACTTGATAGCGCAACTGGCGGTGGCTCTGATAGGTACCTAAGTGAAGATTATATGTTTTGTCAACTATGGCGCAAAACAGGTGGTTCTATCTTCTTGTGTCCATGGATGAGAACACAACATATCGGTACATATCCTTTCACTGGTAATCTGGCTAAGATTGCTGAATTGACGGGTAAACTGTAATGGCAAATGTCTGGGAAGCACAACTTGATGCCATTACAGCATCACAGACTGCTACTACAGGCGGTCGCAAATTTGACGGAAACAAACTAGAATATGGTTTGATTCCGCCACTCGCTCAACAAGAGATGGTAAGGGTTCTTACTTTTGGTGCTCAGAAGTATGAAAGAGATAACTGGAAAAGAGTTCCCGATTCCAAACGCAGGTACTTTGATGCGATGGAACGCCACATATGGGCATGGAAAATGGGTGAGCAACTAGACCCAGAATCAGGTATTCATCATCTAGCCCATGCTATGTGTTGTCTATCATTTTTATTTGAGCATGATGTTAAGTATTCGCTTGACAATGCTGAATGAATGTTGTATAATTAAATTTTTTTGGAGAGTATATTATGAAATTGTCTAAAGACACCTTGAGTGTATTGAAAAACTTTGCATCTATCAACGATGGAATTATGTTCCGCAAAGGTAATGTATTGCGTACTTGTGACGCACAGAAACAAGTATTGGCTGAAACCACAATCACAGAAACGATTGATGAAGATTTTGGTATCTATGACCTGAATAAATTCCTTGCAGTCCTAGGATTGCATCAAGATAATTCACAACTTAATATTGATACCGCTACTAAATCAGCCGTTATCAATGACACCACTGGTCGTAGTAAAATCACATATCGGATTTGTGATGCGACTATGATTAAGAATGCATCAGATAAGTCTGTTAAGATGCCTGACCCAGAAGTAACATTCACTCTTAAACAAGAGGATCTAGAATTCATTTTGCGTTCCTCATCCATTCTTGGAACACCACACATTGCGGTAACATCAGATGGTCAAAAAGTTTCTGTGACTGCATTTGATGACAAAAACACATCTACCCATAGCAATCAACTTGAAGTCGCTGAAGGTAATGGTAAGAAATACAAGATGCTTTTCAAGACTGAGAACATGAAAATGATTCCTGGTTCTTATGAAGTTTCTATTTCTTTCAAAGGTATCGCACACTTCAAGAACACCACAAAGCCATTGCAATATTGGGTTGCTACCGAACTTGGCTCAACCAACGAAGGTTGATTTTTTGATTTTTTTATTATGGAGTTTTTATGCAACATTTATTGTGGACGGAAGCACACCGCCCCAAAACTATTGAGGAGTGTATTCTACCAGACCGCTTGAAAAAGCCGTTTCAGGAATATGTAAACTCGGAAAAGATTCCGCACCTGTTGCTTTCAGGTGGCGCAGGTGTAGGAAAGACCACGGTTGCTAAGGCAATGTGTAATCAGATTGATGCTGATTACATTATGATTAATGGTTCTGATGAATCTGGTATTGATGTATTTCGTACCAAGATTAAAGACTTTGCATCTTCAATGTCATTCACTGGCGGTCGCAAAGTTATCATCATTGATGAAGCTGACTATCTGAATCCTAATTCAACACAGCCAGCTTTGCGTAATGCGATGGAAGAGTTTGCATCAAACTGTTCATTCATCTTTACATGTAATTTCAAAAATCGCATCATTGATCCGTTGCACAGCCGCTGTGCTGTTATTGACTTTGCTTTGAAGAACGATGAAAAGACAAAGATGGCTGGTCAGTTTTTCAAACGAATCCAGACAATTTTGCAAAGTGAAAATGTTGAGTATGAAGACAAGGTAATTGCTGAGTTAATCAAGAAACACTTTCCAGACTTTCGGCGTATTCTAAATGAACTGCAACGCTACTCACAGTTTGGTAAGATTGATGTTGGTATTCTTGCACAGATTGGTGACATATCAATCGCAGAAATCACCAAGCACTTGAAGAACAAAGACTTTGGTGCAATTCGTAAATGGGTTGCTACTGCTGACTTTGATGCCGCAACATTGTATCGTAAACTGTATGATAGTCTTTATGAAGTATTGCAACCACAAAGCATACCTCAAGCGGTTATCATCCTAGCCGATTATCAATACAAGCAAGCATTCGTTGCTGATGCTGAGATTAACACCGTTGCATGTTTGACAGAACTTATGGTAAGCGTGGAGTTTTTATGAGCGACTTTGAAGTACATCCAATCGGAACAACTATGGAGATTAAATACTCCAGAGAATTAGCTAATGCGATTGAACAAATTACATATCAATATGGAAATGGTATTGTGCCTAAATCTGTTCTCAATGCATACTTGAAACTGAGACAGCACTATGCTGTTCAGATTGAATCGGAAAATCTATGATATTAGATTTATTCAAACCCACATTTGATTGGATCAAAGATGATTTTAAGTCTAATAGAATTCGGTTTTGTATTGAGTTGCTTGCTTGGGCTATCAGTATTGGTTGCTCAATTACTATGGCAAGCACAGTCCCAAACCCACCTCTTCTGGCTCTCTATCCTATTTGGATTGCTGGTTGTGCCTTGTATGCTTGGGCTGCTTGGTCTCGGCAATCTTTTGGCATGTTGGCTAACTACTTATTGTTGACAACTATTGATACCATTGGTCTGATTAGGATGTTGACATGATTGATTTGAATACATTTTTTGAAGATGGCATTCTTCAAAATTATGTAAAACAAAAAACATATGATCCGTGGATAGGAACGTCGTTTGAAGGATATTTAAATTTATCAAATACACAAATGGGTGCTTTTGGTGAAATTTTAGTTTCAAAGATAATGGACAAAAATGGTAGTGATGTTTGTAAAAGGTACAATTCAGGACACGATAGAATTATTGATGGCTACAAAACAGAAATAAAATTTAGTTTAAGTAGAAGAATAGATTTTTTTACGTTCAATCATCTTGCCTGTCATAAGGACTGGGAAAGACTTATATTTCTCGGTGTAAATCCAGATAATCATTTTCGTATGAATTGGTTATATAAAGAAAAGTTTATATCAAATATCAATTCAGATAGTCGTATATTTAGGCATCAACAAGGTGGAGAAGAAGGAAAAAACGATGATTTTATGTTTGCTGATAAATACTCTAAACTAGAAGAAACTGGTATTCTTCAAGAAATGGATACATGGTTGGAAGATGGTATAAAAAAAATAGGACTTCAATTATGGATGTAAGTATTGATAAATTTTTAAATGTTAGAAATTCTACACGTAGTTTAACTGATTCCGAATTTGATTTCATTCTTCCTGAACTCGCTAAACAATTAGAAAATATTGATTTCATCACAAAATATACCGATAATCAATTAAAAACAGATTGGAATAATTTGTGTCTATGGAATTCAAATAGTGAGTATATAAATTCCACATCAAGAATTGGTATGAAATTGTGTGAACATTTCTTTCCTAATTTTTATGATATTGAAAATAATAAAGGAAAAAGTTTTTCCAATTTATGGACAAAAGAAAATCTTGAGAAAATTCTGAAGTGGAATAGAAAAAGTCATAGTACTCCTTATCTATCCGAGTTGAGAAGAGGAATTTATTTTTGTTGTGGTATTACCAAGAGTACAATGTTTCGCCCTCAAATGGCAAAATTGTTGTGTATTAAATATCAACCAAAAATAGTTTTTGATCCATGCGCTGGTTGGGGAGGAAGAATGTTGGGTGTTGTCGCATCTGGTGCAGAATATATTGCGTTTGAGCCAAATACAAAAACATATAAAAGTTTAATAAATTTATCTAAATTTTTGGGAATTGAAAATAGTGTTAGATTGATTTGTGATGATGCGCTTAAAATGGATCAATATTCATTGCCAAAAATTGATATGATATTAACAAGTCCTCCATATTTTGATTTAGAAATCTACACGCATGAGAATACACAATCTATCAAAAAAACATCTAGTTATGAAATTTGGAATAATGTATTTTTATTTCCATTAATTCAAAAAAGTTTGTCTTACTTGAATGAAGATGGTGTTAGTTGTTGGAATGTAGGAAAAGTTTCGGGTCGGAATATGTTTGATGATGTAAATGTTGCACACTCACAAATGAATTATACTAAAATAGCATCATTTGCTGTTGTTAGTAGTAAGCGTCCTACTCTACAAAATAACAATGGAAATGCTAAGAGTAACGATATAACAGAGATTTATAAAAAATGAGCAACCCATTTGAATATGTAAACCAGATCCTGCATGGTAAAAAGCAGTTGATTGTGGATGATGCGACTGAGAAATCCTATGAGCCATTTCTGGTGAATCGTGCGCTTTCCTACCACAAGGACTGCATCATGTACGCCAACGAAATGAATCGTAGGGCTCTCCTAGACAAGAAACTACAAAATGACTATTTACTAAATATAGTTAGGTCCAAGAAAAGACCTTTCAATAAGTGGGTTAAGGCTGAAAAAAGTGAAGATATAGCATGTGTAAAGACATACTTCGGTCTATCCGATTCTAAAGCCCGTGATGCCTTGCGCCTACTTAGCGATGAACAAATCCAAGAACTAAAAGAAAAAACCGATATCGGTGGATTAAGGAAATGAAATGGTCGACTTATCAACCTTTGTTGAGGTGACGCTAAACGAACACGATGACTTCTTAAAAGTAAGAGAGACACTAACCAGAATTGGTGTATCCTCACGTAAAGAACGGGTTCTATATCAGTCTTGCCACATCCTACACAAGAAGGGTCAATACTATATTGTACACTTCAAAGAACTATTTGCGCTAGATGGTAAACCTTCTAGCATCATAGATAATGATATTGAAAGACGGAATGCTATTGCTAAACTATTGGAAGAATGGGGTCTAGTTAAGATTGTTAATCCACAAATTATGGTAGACAAGATTGCACCTATCCATCAAATTAAGATTATATCTTATAAAGAAAAAGATGAATGGGAACTAGTCAGCAAGTATAACATCGGAAAGAAGTCTCAAGAATGATTGAGGTAAACTATGAAAAAAGTGAAAGAAAAAATTACAGAGTTGAAAAACATCTACACTGGTGAGATTGTTTGTACCAGTAATTTGTATGAGAAAAGAGTTGACAGTACAATGACATTTATTCAAGTTTACAAGCCGGAAGAACCACAAAGAAAATACTTTGTAAACAATGCGGCTTTCGTAAAGTTGTATAAATAACTGTACCCACCTTAGGGCTGTTTGATGCTACGGTATAAGGCGTCCGTGTAATTACACCTCCGACACGATAGTTTGGACCAGTATAAGGTAAGCTGGAAGTTACGCCTTCGGGGTAACATTTTTTTAACTTGCTTTTAAAGGAGAACTTTATGACATTAAAATTCACACATCTATATCCTTCCGTTGTTGGCTTTGACCGCCTTCTTGATACATTTGATACTATGCTAACGGAAAAACCTACCACTTTCCCACCACATAACATTGTCAAAGTTGACGAGAATAATTATCTTGTTGAATTGGCTGTTGCTGGCTTTAACGAAAGTGAAGTTACCATTGAGGTGTTGAAAAATACTTTGACAATCAAAGGTGAAAAAGACCTTGGTGACACCAGAAACTATTTACATCGTGGTATTGGCACACGTTCATTTAAGAAAACTGTGACATTGGCTGATACTGTGCAAGTTGATGGTGCAAGTTTGGAGAATGGTATTCTTACTGTAAAACTAGTCAATGTTGTACCAGTTGAAAAATTACCGGTAAAGATTGCTATCAATACTGTAAGTAAGCCACAACT